CCCAACATCATAGGATTACCAGAAACAGAAACGTCAATAACAAAATCACCGCGAATCCAGGCATAATTCTTGTACTTTGCCTTAACAGCAGGATCCGTGAAGTAGATATCCGATACACTAAGAGTAGATAGCAGAGTCCCCGGAGCCCAAGTGACGCTACCAATATAAACAGGTCTCTCGAAGAAACTATCGATGTCAAAGTGAGTATCAGGGACAGGATTGTATGCTGGAATTACTGCATCAGAGCAGGGCATAGCATCACCCGTCTGATCAATGAAGTTCTCAGAGACGATGCGGGAATCAGAGTCCGCATCCCCCACAGGGATCTCAACCGCAGGTCCAGACTGAAGACCAACTCCCCCATTAATAGGGAGGTGTCTCTCAAGAAACTCAATGGTAATTTGAGCCGATTCCAACTTACTGTGAACACGGTAGTAGTTGTCGGCGGCCTCACGAAACTCAGGGTCACAGGAGTACGAGGGATGGCGCATGGCCTGGTTATACGTAGAAGTACCAAGGGGACGTGGGAGTTGGGACAACTCCTGAGCAAGGGCCTTAGCCTCGTCCTGTAGCTCATATAAAATGTCATTAACATTAGCGCCTACTTTTCTCCCTAAGCGGCGTAGGTACACTATACTTAGGGGCCCGTTTGGAATTGTCAAGCTAGAACAGAGTCGGGACCACTCTATCCAATCAAAAGACGCTTGCGTGTCACTGTCTACCCGAACACGATAATTTTGGGCAGACTCTTCAAAAGTGGTGAAGAGCTCATCAAAAGTGGGCCAAGATTTCTCCAGGGATTCCAACATGGATGGATAGATGTAATTAAACATCTCCATCAGACGATACCTAATTCTGCCATACTCGTACTCATCACAATGGAAGAATAACTCCCGGAGAGCACTAGATACGGTGTCCTTAAGCTGATCACTCGGAGACTGACCCATTGATGGTAAACACCACATCAGGGATCTATTTATAGATTCAAGGTCTAGAGGAGCAATAGGGTATCCCAGCGTGAAGGACCACTGGGGAACTCTTTTGAGAAACTCCATATTATGGGTAGGGAAGTCCATCGGCATAGTTGGGGATTTATTGGGATCTGTAAGATCCATATCGAAAATATCCTTAACCACACGGGACAGAGCAGGACCATTAAACCATGAATGCACCTCTTTTGTAGTAAAACCCGCACCATCATCACCATATAGGGCCTTGTGATAATGGGTGAAGTAGTCTTCCAGGGTATACGAATCAGGCTTCAAGACCGCCCATGCAACATGGGTGATGAAATCGTTCTTCTCGGAGTTCTTCTCAGCAGTTCCATACTCTCCGGAAATGGTGGTACCAGGAGAGATGAAGTCCACACCGCACATGCGAACTATAGGATAACACTGCCCACTAAGGATAGACCTCAAGAGAGGCAAACCATGCTCAGGATACCCTAACCTTTTACACATGCCATACCGGACACTGGCCACCCCGTATGTAACAGCAAAATGCATGGAAAGATCAAAGAACTTATAATCGAAAAACAAAGGGTGGGGATGCGTACGGGAGTACAAATGGTAGACCTTATAGGCCTCTCTATGCATATCGACACCAATGGCAGAACCGTACATATCGCCATCACTAGGGTGAAGAGTAACCAAACATCCTAGAGCCACTCTATCTAAGAGGATGTTACCTAAAGACCCATTCTGTACCGGTCTAGTAAGTCCGGCAATCACTTTCTGAATGGGGCGGGGTTCATCCTTGAGAAACATAGCACAGAAAGACGGTATGGAAAGGTCTTCACTGGACAGATCAATGGAATTCAATAGACAAGAGTAGAGTTCAGGTCCTAACCCGTACTTACCGTCCTCATCTATGGAAAAGTAGCTCCTTTTAAGGCCAGGAAAGCCTGGTCCTCCACTGGTGCTACCATTGATGCTACGGAAGTAGGGATCCCCAGGTATACCGCTCAAGGCCTTCTCCACAGGTATGGGGGCTAACTGATACGTGGGGTACCTATACTTCAACTCCTTCACAAAATGGTCAATGCGACAATTAACGACATCGTGGATGAGATCCATGTCCACAGCTTTGTGCTTCTTATTCATGGCCGCAGTAATAGGTCCATAAGGAACCCAGGTTGACCCATCTGCCACAGGCTCAGGCTTCATAAGAGGGGGTGCGAACGTCTTCACAAGTGGAACATGCAAAGTCTCCTCCAGTAAGGACTTAACTCCACCCGGGAAGTGTTTCTCAAACTGAGTGCGGACGACATCGGAGTGTTTGGGCAAAGTCACCTTGCCGGGAATGGAACCTAAAATCTCCAACTGGGGTCTGTCTTCATAGGAGAAGTGGTGTTTACCGGAAACCGGACCATGCTCCAAAACGGGGCCTCCCTGCTCAGTGACAGAATAAGTCAGAGGCATGGTGTCCAAACGCGGGAAGGGCGCGATGGGGACAAATGAAGAGCTCTCAAAGTACTTCTTGGCTTTCTCAACCATGGTCCTATCTACTTTAAAAGCGTAACCTACTCCCTCACCACCTGCATAATGAATGCCGGCAATGAAAACACCCCCATGGACCTGGATGTAGAGGGGAAGTCCGCACTTGCCCTTAGCTTCTTTAGCATAGTTATATCGCCACACCATACCATCGTGTTTTCCCAGAGGATCGGGGACGCTTATGGCAGAGGTGAGCTCGCCATCAATGTACGCATGTGATGCGGTATCGACGCCAGGAGGCATAAAGTGCTTACCAGCATCAGAGAAAGGCGTAATACCAACACACTTCACAAACATCAGATCATCATTAACGTTGTACGTATTGACTTTGCCCAACATGACATCCTTGGTATTACCTGATAACAGACCTCTCCCCATGCATTCTATCTGTATGACGGGCTTGGGCCCTACTCCCTCGCAGATATGGGAAGTGAAGAGTGCCACGTCACCGCTAACGCCAAAAATATGGCAAGAGGAGACAGCAGGAGAAATTCCCTGAGTACCAACCCTCCGAACGGACTTGAAAGTGGATTGAGCCAATTGTGCGAGAGTACCATTGCTAATTGGTTTGAATTTGGGTTGAGTGATGTTGAAGGTGGCACAGTTATTACCGCGCAGCCCTGACAGATTATCTTCCGCACCTATAACCTCATCGAACTCTCTAACTTTCTGGTGAGGGACCTTCTCCTTCGAGGGACCATTCTGACTCTTGGGTTTCTTAGGGCCGGACATCAACCACTGTAAAGTAGTTAGAATGGCAAACGCAGCGACAACGAAACCCACTATACGGAGCCAAAACTCAATCCTTGACAAGGTCAAAGCTTCATCCTCCTTACCAACAGGAGGTCTACCTACTTTGGCCATGTTGGCAGCCGAGGAACAAGACTCATACGCCTTGACGAAACATGTGGGTCTAGGAATGTGAATGGTGGTGTTGGTGGCAGTGGCAACCCCAACAACACTCGCGAACAGGATAGAGACAGGGATTGAATAAAACAAAGAAGCCACGGTGAGCAAAGTAGAACTGCCAGCAACTCCCAGTGTCAGTCCGTGTGTACGATACTTCTGGGGTATGGACCCGGACAAGAAGTACACCATACTGAAGAAAGCGGAGGGAACCGCCCTAATGTGGTTGGTACAAGTAGAGGCCAGACCCGAGCAGACCTCTCCAAACGCTTCCCATCTGGTCCTAGGTTCTTCCACGTCCAAAGGGCTAACAGGAACGGAACCTTGCTCCTCGACAACATGTAGGCTGGAGTATATTTCCGCTATCGGCCCAGACTGAGTAACCACATAAGGAGGTTGCTTAGGTATAGGCCTTGGGTTAAACCTGAGTTGAGGAGCTGGCTGAACGGGAGGCTTATCATTTGGGACAACTGGTTTAAAGTTAGCGGCGGGGAAGCCCATAGGCTGCACTATAGCATTAACCTCATCAACCAAGTCCTTATGACTAAAAGCAGCTGCCGTAACACGCTGACTAACAAAATGTCTGCGATACATGGGGACCATATACTTGACAAAATCGTCAAAACTAGAAAGATTGACACTGGAGGACGGGATAAAACCTTTACCACCCAGCGTTTCCGCAAATGTCTCGACAGTAAAGTCCCAAATGTCTCGCTTCTGCGCCGGGGTCATAGCGGCAGTCTTGGTCAAATCAATCATCTGAGAACTAGCACACCTTGCATAATCCTTGACGTGGACTTTTATTCTAACTATACGACGCATAATAGCCCCAATATAGGTGTGGGAATACTGGAAGCCTGCAGTATCATCATTAGAATCCAACATGACCATGAGAGGCCTGACACGGACAGTCCCCTTATCAGCAAAAGCAGTGTTAGCAATAAACGGTTGACCATCAACAATGGAAAGTATTTCCTTCCTCTTAGGGTCTAACGCTTTCTTTTGTATATCGGCAGTCTCTTGTCCAAATTCACTGTAATGCATAATAAGATGCAGATCAGGGTTGAATCCCTCCAAATAATCACTAGACATCACCACGTGATAGTTATTTGAGGGAGTATAGTTAACGCCGGCCGCGGCCATAGCACACACAGCATTGATATCCATAACACGGGACTTTCCAACACCAGGGGGTCCTGAAATAAGAACCATGACCGGAGGTGGACGCGGTACGGCATTTAGAGTAGCCCTAATAGGTTCCAACCTCGACCGGGCATCAGCGACTAACTTACGACTGGAATGCTCGGCAGCTTTCTTAGCTGGAAGCCCACTAAGATATGATTCGACGATGACTATGGCGTCGGCACCATCAGCGAGGATAGATTGGGCACTCCTCAAATTGGGGTCATAATCATATGATATAGCATCCCCGTGTTGAAGGATATCCCTAAGCACGCGAACCGCATTATCATGTTGTGTTCTAGTGCTCGTGTTCCCGAACAAATCACCAGTCTTACGCCAATTCTTATACCATATCAGCATTTTCTTGGAGCACTCTAGGATGGTTTTAAAAATTTCAAACCGGGTGCGGGGACGTTTGAACTCTCCAAAGTTCTTGATCACAAGGTGCCCAACTCCAACAGGGAACATGTGCCCAACAGCAGCGGCAATGACCAAATCCCTAAAAGTCTCAAACACATCATTGTCTAGCAAATCGGTAACGGAGTTGATGCCATTCTCATATGCATCAACACCTTTATCGACTACATCCAGAATAGAGGAGTTAATACCCTGCAAATGTATAGTACTACGCTTAGGACGGAGCGCTCTATACAACTTCTGGGTAGTGGCGTATCCGGCAGCAAAACCCATGGAAGTAACCTGGGAATTGGTGAATAAACGAACAACGGGGTACATGGCAAAATAGCACGAGAAGGAGTCATCAGGGAACCTGAGGAGATGGTATATAGAGCCAGATATAATCATGGCAGTATCCACAGTACTGGAGATAGCGGAATCAACCAACTCTCCGGATCCTAACATGTCTACAACACACTTCTTAATGAATTCCACAGCACCTGCTATAGAGGACTGAGATTTTTCCCCTTCTAAACGGTCCAACTCCTCACTCACGAAATCATCGGGAAATAATCTGGAACAGTTAGTCTCATACAGCCGAGGATCATATCCATCATCACTATTGACCTCAAATTGTATCTCGGACTTAGACTCATCGTCATCAGAGAGGTCATAAACACCTCCTCCAAGAAGGGGGTGTGACTCTTCCAGACGAAGAAAATGAGAGGACGAGAGGTCTCCTGGGACC